TTTAGATTTTTATACTAAAGGAACTGACCTACAAGGTGGAATGGAGTCTGTACAATCATTAATAGATGAGTTAGGTATCTCACAAGAAGAAGCGTTAAGAATAAAACAACTAGAACCTGAAGATCAGATTTTAGAAATTACAAAACTTAGAACGTTAAAGAATAAACCTAAAAAGGCAGAAGGAGGTTTAATTGGCTTATATATTTGATCCGATACGTAACACATTTGTAGATGATGAAGACACAAGTCTTGGTAACAAACTTGCATTAAACGATAACGATGAGTTAGATAAAGCGATTAGACAGCTCGATGAGCAGTTTGGTCCAGGCACCGTGCAGGAAGGTACAGAAAGTATACCAACCCCTCCTAAAACTATCGAGAGAGATATGTTTAAAAATGCGTTTAAAGAAAGCGCAGCAGATGGTGGTATGATTGGTAGAATTAATTTTGGAAATGGAGGATCTTTTAGAAATGCAGATGGTAGTTATAAACCAATAAATTTTGCAGGTAAAAAAATATCTTTTCCTAATAATTGGAGAGCAAGTGATGATTTAAAATATACCTATGGTCAGGTGGAAGCCAGTATTAGAAATGATTCAAAAAAATTAAATAAATGGTTAAAAAACCCAACTCCTCAAAATTGGATTAAATTAGGTTTAAGTAAATCACAATTTGCAAGAAATCTAAGAGCTTATTTATTGGATCAACCAATAGATCCAAGAAAAGGAACAGGTCTCGATAAGGCTAGCAAAGAACTTTTTGATCAAATTAATATAAAAAAATTATTTAAACCATCAGATATAAATAAAATAAATGAACTAACAACAGGTGGTAAAGGAAAAAGTTTAAAATCTATTGCAGCAAAAACTTTTGGTAACCTTAAATATACAATGCCTGAAGTTATTGACACAATTAAAAATTTTCAAAATGGCGAACAATGGTTGAAAAAAAATCCTAACCCAGATGCAGTTGATTTAGATGGTAAAAATATATATAGAAAATATGCTAATGCAATTAAAGGAATGCAGTCAGAACAATCAAGAATTGGAGGTTTTCCTTTTGGCAATAATAGTGAAAAAAAACTTTGGTCTAACTTATATAGAGCTTCTTATAGAGGTAATAGAATAAAAATTGTTGGTGAATTTGCAGATGGTAATTTACCTATTAATAAACAAGGGAAAGTTGATTGGAAGATGGTTGATAAAAACGGAGTTCCCGCTTGGAAAAGAGTTAAATTTATAGATCTTGAAGCTCCTAAAAAAACAACGTTTACTTGGGGAGAAAATTTTAAAAATGGTGATCTTGCAAAACAGATTGATAATACTTTTGGTAAAGGATTTTTTAGAAAATCGACAGCTGCTTATGATACTCAAATAAAAACAGGAAGTAAAAGAGACTTTACAACCGCAGGAGGTGGTAAAACAATTAAAAACAATGTTAAAGTTCAACTTTTAACAACAGAAGCATTAGCGGAAAATCCTAATGCAACAAAAAAACAAATAGATGCATACATAAAAAGAAAAGCTCCTAGATTTAATTTAACAGAAGTTCATCATCCAGATGGTGTGGGAAAAAATCCATACAAAACAGAACCTGTATTTCGTTATGCAAACAGAGAAGTAGGAAAAGTTGAATCAGCTTTAAAAGCAGGAAAGATAACTCAAGCAGAAGCTAAAATAAGAATAGATACAATTAATAATGAAATTGGTCCAGTAAGAATAAAACTAGATGATGGTTATTATGGTAATTATAAAAATACTCAAAAATCAATATTAGAATCAAGTAATAAATATATAAATGCTCTTAAGTCAGGTGCACTTAAAGGTTTAAAAATAGCAGGTAAGGTTATTAAACCAATTGGCTACGCTGTTGGAACTAACGCAGTTATTCAAGCTAAAGGTATAGCAGATGAAATGAATATAGAATTAAAACCTCAAGATTTATTTATGGCTTTAGATTCTGGAGATGCAAATACAGCTATTGATAATTATAAAAGAAGAAATGTTGAAGGTTATTCTGAAGAACAAAACGCTATTACTTTAAGCAAACTTAAAGATGACTTTGAAGAAGTAGGTTTAGATGAAGTAAAACCAGATGAAACACTAAATCAATTTTTAGCTGATGGTGGCCGTGTTGGTTTCAACGGCGGTGGTGCAGTTGGTGCTGATGATAACTTTGCAAAAGAACTAGAATATTTTTTATTGAACCCTGATGCTGAATTACCAAAAGCAGATAGCTACAGAGAAACCATGAACCCTGTTGCGTTATTAAATGACATGATCGATCCAAGAAACTATGCATACTATGCAGATAGATTAGCAGAGACTGGTATTAGAATTGGTGAGTTTGGTGCAAGAGTATTACCTGCACTTGGTCAGTTGACCGCGGATCTTATAAGAAAACCTGCGTTCAAAGTTACAGGTGGAAGTGGTCAAGGTTATGTTCAAGACTACACAGATATAATGCCATCAAACATTAAAGGTACAGGAATCTTTACTGACTTTTTAAATAATTTAGTTGGGACAGAAGGTACAAAAGTTATCACAGAAAAAATAGGTCTTGATAAATTAATTAAATCAGAAGAACAAAAACAAAAAGATAGAAGATCAACTATTGGTCCTAAAGTATTAGCAGACCAAGTAACTCTTGGTGCAGAACTTACAGCACCTATATTTCCTGGTTTAAAATTATTAAAAGCTTATGCTAAAAATAGAAAGCTACCTGTTAACGATACGACTAGACAAGTTATGGAAAAAGAGATTGATGAAGTATTAGAGGCACGAAATTTAAACCGAAGAGATTTTTTAAAAGTAACAGGTGCAGGTGGTGCAGTTATTCTTGCTAAAATGTTAGGTTTTGGAGACGAACTTGCAACTACAACTAAGGTTGTAGAAAAAGCTACAAAAGAAACAGTAGCAACGGGTGGCGTTCCTCCATATTTTTTAAATCTAGTTAAGAAAATTAAAACAATGGGTGATGAAACAATGGCTACAAAAGATAAAGCTACGGCATATAAATATGATGATTATTATATGGAAGAAGACTTTGCTGGAAATATTGAAATTACAAGAAAAGGTGATATGGATGTTCCTGGTTATGAAGAAGTTTACATGAGTTATAGAGTAGATGAAGTTCCAATAAAAGGCAAAGAAGGTTCTAGAAAAGTTGAAGACTATGAAGAGTTTACTGCAAGACCAGATGAAGATGGTAAAATGAAAGACGTTGAAGATGGTGTTCCTGATGATGTTATTGAAGAAGGCACTCTATTTGAAGATAACATGACTGATTTTAATAAATGAAAAAACTAACTAAAACAATACCACCTAAAAGAGGGCCTAATCCACAGGGGTTGAATATTCCTCTAAAACAAGTTAAAGTGGCTGATACACCGGAGAAAATAAATGGCAGATATAGACAAGTCGTTACCAAACGTAAAAACATCGATCGAGGTTGATCCTCAAGAAGAAATAGAAATTGAACAGGAGAAAGCTTTAGAGGCTGAAGATCCTGGCGTAGAAGTTACACCTAATGAAGATGGTAGTGTTGAAGTTAACTTTGATCCAAGTAAAGTTAATATAGAAGGAACACCAAATCACTTTGATAACTTAGCAGAATTATTACCAGAAGATATTACAGATCCAATTGGAACTGAACTTGTAGAAAATTATATGGACTACAAATCTTCTAGAAAAGAATGGGAACAAGCATACACAACTGGTTTAGATCTTTTAGGTTTTAAATATGAAAATAGAACAGAACCTTTTCAAGGAGCTAGTGGTGCAACTCACCCAGTTCTTGCAGAAGCTGTTACACAGTTTCAAGCAGGAGCTTACAAAGAATTACTACCTGCAGAAGGACCTGTTAGAACACAAATAGTTGGTAACGCTGACAGAGAAAAAGAAGCTCAAGCTAATCGTGTTAAAGATTACATGAACTATGAGCTGATGGAAAAAATGAGTGAGTACGAACCTGAGTTTGATCAAATGTTATTTCATTTACCACTTGCGGGTTCTACATTTAAAAAAATTTATTATGACGATTTACTAGGACGAGCTGTATCAAAGTTTGTTCCAGCAGATGATTTAGTCGTTCCGTATTCTGCTACCTCATTAGAGGATGCGGAAGCGATTATTCAAATAATTAAAATGTCAGAAAATGATTTAAGAAAACAACAAGTCAATGGTTTCTATTCTGATATTGAATTACAAAAACCACAAAACGTTACTAAAGACGAAGTGGAAAACAAAGAGAGAGAATTAGAAGGAAGCAAAAAATCTGGTAAACAAGAAACAATTTATACGTTGTTAGAGTGCCATGTTAATTTAGACTTAGAAGGTTTTGAAGACAAAGATGCAGAACTAAATCCAACAGGAATTAAATTACCTTACATTGTAACTGTTGATGAGACTTCAAGAAAGGTTTTAGCAATTCGTAGAAACTACGAACCTACAGATCCAAAAAGAAATAAGATCCAATATTTTGTACATTTCAAATTTCTACCGGGACTAGGATTTTATGGCTTTGGATTAATCCACATGATTGGCGGATTGAGTAGAACTGCAACTGCTGCACTCCGTCAATTGTTGGATGCAGGAACGTTATCTAATTTACCTGCTGGATTTAAACAGCGTGGTATCAGAGTAAGAGATGAAGCAGCTCCATTACAACCTGGTGAGTTTAGAGATGTAGATGCACCTGGTGGTAATTTAAGAGATGCATTTATGACTTTACCTTACAAAGAACCTTCAACAACTTTATTACAGTTGATGGGTGTAGTTGTACAAGCTGGTCAAAGATTCGCGGCTATTGCTGATATGCAAGTAGGAGAAGGAAACCAAGGTGCTGCAGTCGGAACTACTGTTGCATTATTAGAACGTGGTTCTCGTGTTATGTCTGCAATTCACAAAAGATTATATGCAGGAATGAAACAAGAATTTAGATTACTTGCAAAAGTATTTAAAACTTATTTACCACCTGTTTATCCTTTTGATGTAGTTGGTGGCAGAAGAGAAGTTAAACAAATGGATTTTGATGATAGAGTAGATATTTTACCCGTTGCAGATCCTAATATATTTTCTATGGCACAAAGAATCTCTATGGCTCAAACAGAATTACAACTTGCAACATCACAACCACAGTTGCATAATTTGTATCAAGCTTACAGAAAAATGTATGAAGCGTTGGGTATAAAAAATATTGATCAAATTTTACCTCCACCTGCTCCAATGCAACCAATGGATCCAAGTTTAGAACACATAAATGCTCTTGGAATGAAACCTTTCCAAGCATTTCGTGCGCAAGACCACAGAGCACACATCACATCTCACTTAACTTTCATGTCTACTAACATGGTTAGAAACAACCCACAGATCATGGCTGCAATTCAAAAAAATATTTTAGAACATATTAGTTTGATGGCTCAAGAACAGGTAGAATTAGAGTTTGCAGAGGCAATACAACAAATTCAAATGCTTCAACAACAAGCTCAACAAGATCCACAAGCTAAACAACAGCTACAAAAACTTTCTCAAGACATAGAAGCAAGAAAATCTGTGTTAATTTCTGAACTTACAGCTGATTTTGTTAAGGAAGAAAAAGAAATTACGTCACAATTTGATTCTGATCCATTACTAAAACTAAAATCACGTGAAGTTGACTTACGTGCAATGGAAAATGAACGTAAAAAAGAAGCTGATGAAGCAAAAGCAGATCTTGATAGAGCAAAATTGGTTCAAGCAAGAGATATTTTTGATGATAAGCTAGAACAAAACCAAGATTTAGCAGAATTAAGAGCTGGAGTAAGTCTTGCAAAAAAAAATAATAGTAATATAAATTAGTAAAGGTAAATATTATGATAAATTATAAAAAATCAAAAGAAGTAGCAGTTCCTGAGCAGAATATTGAAGTAGATCCAAGATCTAAAACTACTGCAGATGGTGCTTTCAACTATATTCCTACTGGAGACAAGGAAAAAGTTAGAGGGCAGAAAAGAATGCTAGCTGAAAAGAAAAAACCAGCTACTTGGTACTAAATTATGTGGTTATCGGCAATTAAATTAGCCGTTTCTGCTGGTAGTAAAATTTATGCTAACAAGCAGAAGGCAAAAGTCGCAATGTCAGATGCACAAC